GGTGTCACCGATGTATCCACCGGCGTTGACATCCTGACCACCGCCGTCAACGCCTATGGCCCTTCCGTGATAACGGCCACCGAAGCCTCGGATGCTCTGTTCGTCGCCATGCAGGCGGGTAAGACCACCATAGGAGAACTGGCCACTTCTCTGGGGGCCGTCATTCCCTTGGCCGTGACCACCGGCGTGTCCTTTGACGAACTCGTGGGTGCTACCTCCGCCCTGACCACCCAAGGTATCGACACCGGCACGGCGGTCACCCAACTTCGCGGCATCCTACAAGCCGTGATTAAGCCCACCAGCGAGGCGGTGAAAGCTGCGAAAGACCTTGATGTGGCTTTCAACGTCGCCGCCTTGTCTGGCGAAGGGCTGCAAGCCTTCCTGCAATCCCTGTCTGATGCCTCCGGCGGTAGCGCCGAGGAACTGGCCAAGCTGTTCGGATCGGTCGAAGCCTTGGGTGGTGTCCTTGCCCTGACCGGCGGGGGTTCTGACGCCTTTGCCACTACCCTAGAGAACCTTGAGCAAAAGGCCGGGGCCACCGATGTGGCCTTCCAGAAGGTGGCAGAGAACCTTGATCAACGCCTGACCGTGGCGCTGGCCAGCCTTGCCGAGAGTTTCACCCGTCTGGGACAAATCGCCCTCACGGTTCTGGTGCCCGCCATGGAAGCCATCGCCAAGGTGGTGGAGGTCGTGGCCGACAACTTTGACATCGTGGTGGTGGCCGTTCTGCTGTTCGCATCCCGCGCCCTGCCCGCCGCCGCTGCCGCCGCTGTATCCCTGACCCGCTCGCTTTTCGCCTTGAACACCACGGCCACCCTGACCGGGCGCATCTTCACCATCCTGCGCTTGGCCGTCACGGGGCAGTTAGCTGCACTGGTGGCACTGGTGACCGGGGCCGGGCAAGCGACCCTCGCCATGCGGGCCTTGGGTCTTGCCATGCGGGCCATCCCCTTCATCGCCGTGGCCACCCTTGTCGTCGGAGTGTTCCGGGCCTTCACTGGTGCCCAAGAAAGCGCGCAACGCCTGAAAGAGAGCGTGCAAGACGTGACGGACAGCTTCGGGGGCTTGGAGGCTGCACTGGCGGTGTTCGCTGTCAACGCGGGCAGGAGCGTGGCTGAGGCACTTTTGAAGTCTACCGAGGCTTCCATCGTCACCCTAAAGAAAGCCATCACAGACGCCGAGAAAGAACTGGCGGATGCGGAGTTCAAGACCAACATATTCGGCGTGAACTTGTTCGAGACCACCCGCATCAAGGAAGCCCGTGCGGTAGTGGAAGAACTGAACATAGCCCTCGCTGAGACCGAGGCCAAAGCCTCCGCAGCAAGCGCCCGTATCGACGGCTTCAACCTTGCGAACAACGGCACCGCAGAACAAGTCCGAGCCATTGCACAGGCCCAAGGGCTGGTGGGTGAAGCCACGTTCAACACCCTGCCCCCGGTGCAAGAACTACGGGCCGAGTATGGCAACATTTCCGGGACAGTTCGGGAAGCGCTTATCCTCACGCAAGAACTGGCGATTGTGAACGGGCAGATCAGCTTCGGCAACGCGCTGGCGGAAGCCTCCAAGTTCTTGGACAATACGTCTCTTAGCGCGAATGAAGTCGGGCGCATCAATCAAGAACTGGTGAACTTGCGTTCAGCGGACAACATGGGGGACGCCAGCCGCAAGGCGCTGAAACTCGCACAGGAAATCATCAAGGGGGCCGGTGGCGTCAAGCAACTGGACGCCAACACCCGGCAAGCCGTCGAGAAGCTGGTGCAGGCCGCGCTTCAAGCCGCGAACGTGGACCGCAACGCCCGGTCGGCGGCGGGGTCTATAGCTAGTGCGGCGGGTGCCGCCGTTTCTCTGGCAAATAATCTTAACGCCGCCGCTGGGGCATTGGCGGCTGTGGCGGCGGCTACGGCCAGCCTTGATCTGGGGTCCATAGGTCTTGAGGCTACCAATGCAGCTATAGCAAAAGGAAAAAGCCAACTAGAGGCACGGGCGGCGGGCACTATAGCACAGAAACGAGCAGAACTTTCCGACGCCTTTGGTTCTGGTGATGGTATAATAAGAGCGGCGGCGGCGGCTGAGTTGGATGATTTCACCGCCTCTGTGGTAAGAAACTCCGAGGCTCAAAGAGAGAATCTTGAATTAGTGAAGTCTAATTTCAGCGCCTCATCTGGGCCGAGTTCTGGGGGATTTTCTGGGTCCGGGGCATCCGGTGGTGGTGCTGGCGCTGGCGCTGGTGCAGGTGGCGGAGGCGGAGGCGGAGGCGGAGGCGGAGGCGGAGGCGGAGGCGGAGGCGGTGACAGCGATCCGCTGGGGGATGCTATCCAGCAACAGGTCCAAGGTTACCGCGACGAGATTGAATTGCTTGGCCTGTATGGCGAGGAATTGGAGTTCGCCAAGAACATCCAAGAACTGCAAAACATCGCGCGCCAAGAGGGCACGGAACTGACCGCGCAACAGATCGAACTGCTACGCCAAGAGAGCGAGGCGCTGAAAGAGGCTACCCGCAACGCGGACACCTTCACCAACGGCCTCAAGGCTGGTCTGGCACAAATCAACGAGAACCTGCAAAGCACGGTGTCCTTCACCCGCGACTTCGTGGTGAGCGCGTTCAATGGCATGTCGGACGCTATCGTGGATTTTGTGACGACCGGCAAGGCGGACTTCAAGGGCCTGCTCACTGACCTGCTGAAACAGCTTTCCAAGTTCCTTGCGGACCGGCTGCTCGCCAACTTCCTGAACGCCTTCGGCGCGGGGCTGGGGGGAGGCATCGGGGGAAGCACCTTCTTGGGCACTAGCGTGGGTCTGGCGCAAGGCGGCTATGTCTCCGGCAAGGGCGGGCCGACACAGGACAACCTCCTGCGCTTCCTGTCCAACGGCGAGTTCGTGACCAACGCCCGCGCCACTTCGCAGTATGGCCCCCTTCTGGAAGCCATCAACGCCGGGCGCGGCGACGACATGATGGGCCGGATGTATTCCCGCGCCTATGAAGCCGGGGGCCAAGCCGGAGAGGCGAACACCCTCATGGCCTTGCGTGCCTCCAATTCGTCTCCTCAAGCGACACGGGAGTTCGCCCCCAACATCAACTTCAACTTCCCCGGCGGGGACGCGGACAGCTTCCGCCGCTCCGAAGGCCAAGTCCGGGCACGCATGTCTCGCCTGATGCAAGACGCTGACAATCGCAATAACTAGAGTTTACCAGAACAACTGACCCGGTTAATATCCAACCATGAAAACACTGGAAATTTCATATCTGTTTGAATGCTTCACCCCCTATTTTGAAGGGGGTCTCTTGGTTTGGAACCATCGCCCGGAAACCCACTTCAAAAACCTTCATGGGTTTAAGGTCTGGAATGCTCGTTTTTCTGGTGAACGCGCGTTCACGGCCTTGGACGGGGGTGGTTATCACTACGGTGCAATCAACCGATCTTTTTTCAAGCTGCACCGGGTTCTGTGGGCTATGCACTCCGGGGAATGGGTGCATAAGCTGGATCACAAGAACGGCGTTAAAACCGACAATGCCATCCTAAATCTTAGACACACAACCCCCTCCAAGAACGCACGAAACGCCAAGCGATCTAAGGCAAACACCACGGGGGCTACCGGGGTTTACCTTCGCCCTAATGGGCGTTTTCAAGCTACCTTACGGACGGATGCGGGTATGGTCACCCTTGGGACTTTTTCCTCTCTGGGTCTAGCCAAGGATGCTCGCCGCAAGGCTCAAACTACGCACGGGTATTCCGAGCGGTATGGAGAAGCATGATATGGCGTTTGATGAAGTCCGCCTTCCGGTTGAGATTGAGCGTGGTGCCCAAGGCGGGCCGGGCTTCCTCACCACCGTGACCGTCCTCAACTCGGGCAAGGAAAAGCGCAACAGCCTGTGGTCGGTGGACCGGGGCGAGTGGGACATCGGCTACGGCATCGACACCCGCGAGAACGCGCTCAAGATCAGGAACTTCTTCATGGCGCGGGCAGGCAAGGCGCGCGGCTTCCGGTTCCGGGACTGGTCCAACTATACGACCGGCACGGGACAGCAAGGCGTGGAAGAAAGCCCGGACAGTGGCGACACCACCTTTCAACTGCAATACACCTATACCGACGAGGGTGGCTTCTCCTACACCAAGCCGATCTACAAGCCGGTCAATGATGCCAACTTCAAGGTCTATCTGGACGGCGTGGAGCAGGGGAGCGGCTGGGCACTGAACACCGCCACCGGGATCATCACGTTCACCGACCCGCCCGATTATGCCGTGGACATAACGTGGACCGGCACCTTCGATCTGCCCGTCCGCTTTGACACCGACCGGCTGGAAATCATCGTGGAGAACAAGAACGTCCTCTTGACCCCGGCCATCCCCATCGTGGAACTGAAACAGTAATGCCCCTAGTCTTTTCATCTGCCCTGCAAACCCACCTTGATGGGGAACTGCAAACCCTTGCGTCCCTGTGGACCATCGAACGCAATGACGGGGAAGTGCTGCGCTTCACCGACCATGACCGTGATCTGGTGTTCGAGGGGGCAACCTACCTGTCCGGGATCGGCTACGACCGCTCCGCGATTGAGGACAAGGTGGACCTGTCCGTGGACAACATGGAGATCAAGGGCATACTGGACGGCACGCTGGTAAAGCGGAATGACGTTCGGGGCGGGCTGTTCGACGGCGCACGCGTCACTATCCAAGTGGTGAACTACAAAGACCTGTCCATGGGTAGCATTGTGCGGCGCACCGGCTGGCTGGGGACCGCGCGCCAGAACAACCTCGGGGAATTCGACGTTGAACTTCGGGGCCTCTCACAAGCACTCTCTGAGGGCCTGACGCTGGTTTACACTCCCGCGTGCCCGGTGGACTTGGGCAGCACGAAATGCCAAGTGCCGGTCCTTACCCGCACCGAACGGCAGAGCCTCACCACATACGCAACCGAGAACTGGATGATAGTTTCCGAATACCCGGACTATGTCTGGAAGTGCACTTCGCCGGGACAGACGGAAGACGAAACGATCCTCGACTTCACGATCTTCGACGTGGGTGCATCCGGCGTCGAAGTGACCGATGGAAGCGTGACGTGGGTGAGCAACCTGCGCTACGACCGGGACTTCACCGTCACATCGGTGACGAACCGCAAGGCGTTTTCTGTGACCCTCACCGAACCCCGTCTGGCCGATTACCCGGACTGGTTCCAAGAGGGGGCGCTTCTGTTCAACACCGGGGCGAATGCTTCCGTCTCCAAGGGCATCAAGTTCGCGCCGGAAGGGTCAACCGGAGATGTGGAAATCGAATTGCATCTGCGGCTTCCCTTCGAAGTGCAAGTGGGGGACACTGGCACCGCCATACCCGGCTGTTCCAAGACCGTTCCAGACTGCGGGAACAAGTTCGGAAACGTCCTCAATTTCCAAGGCCACCCCTACGTCCCCGGCGATAACTACCTCAAGAAGTATCCGAACGCGAAATGACCGTCACCCGCACCCAGATCGTCAAGACCGCCCAAAGCCTCGTGGGCACCCCTTGGAAGCACCAAGGCCGGTCCCGGCGTGGCGTGGACTGCGTGGGGCTGATCTACCTTATCGCCAAGGAACTGGATATCCTCCCCGACCGTCTCGACATCCCTGCATACAGGCGCGAACCGGATGGCTCCGTGCGGGGCTACTTTGATGCTCATATGCACTTGAGATCACCGGACGACCTCAAGCCCGGAATGGTCCTTCTGCACAGCTTCAACGGTTCGCCTTTCCATGCGTCTGTCGTCATAAACGCTAAGGCCGGGGCGATCATCCACGGGACTGCCGCAAGACGGGCCGTAGTGGTGGACCTGTTTAAAGGGCAGAAAGACGGTATGCGTCTCCATGCCGCTTACGACTTCAAGGGGGTGGCAGATGGCTGATCCAGTAAGTTTCGCAGTCAACATCGCTCTCCAAGCGGCTATCTCCCTGATCATCGCGGCGCTTCGCCCCAAACAGGAAATCGAAGGGCCGCGCCTTGACGACACCACCGTGTCCAGCGCCGCCTTCGGGCGTACTATCCCTATCGGCTACGGGACAGACGTGATCGGCGGCAACATCATCTGGGGTGAGGAAATCGAGGAGGTCTCCAAGGAATACGACATCGGCAAGGGCAACCCGTTCTCACTCGGAACCCGGACAGAATACAAATACTACTTGACCTGCGCCGTGGGCATCAGCCAGCGCGAAGCCCAAACCCTGATAGGCATCTATGCGGACGGCAAGCTGATCTATGATCGGGACGCGATTGACGGCAAACCATCGGGCAACCTCCACCCCTTTCTGGACGGCGTGCCCGAAAGAGACCGCGTGAACGACAAGGGTAAAGAGCGGTCACCGCCAATCATCAAGAACCTCGAATTCAACTTTTACGAGGGGTCTCTGACCCAAGAGCAAGACCCGATCATGGCCGCTGACGTGGGGCCTACAGTGTGCCCTGCTTACCGGGGCCTTTGCTACATCGTGTTCAACCGGATGCCGCTCAAAGACGTGGGCAACCGCGTACCGCAGTTCCGGTTCGTTAT